AATGGCGGGAGATACTTACGCCAGGGCTACTAAGGAATTGGATATTTTAATCGCAAGATCAATGATTCTCGATTACAGATCGGAGGAGAAATGTTAAATTCCAAAGAAATCAATGAGTGTCTTGAAGCTGCCGAAAAGAAAGACAAGTACAACAATCCAGATACCGGAAAGATCTTTCCGTACTCAGGCGCCTGGTTCAGAAAAGACTTCAACTGGGACAGAGATAAATACGTTCTCGCCATGATAGATGATTACCCGTGTTTTGATGTGCATGACTCGGGCGACTGCACAAATTTCATGGTCTGTGAAATAGGCGACCGAAATACTCTTCACGCTTTTATCCTCGATCTGTGCGCGTGTCCTTGTAACGAACGTAGAGAGACAATTGAAGCATATCTCGCAAAACTGTTTGCGAAAGAGATTGCAGATTACAGGCAGAAAATCAGATACGAATACGAACGACTCCAAGAAAAGGAGGAGTAATATGTCGTTACGTGACTTAAAGGGTCTGATGAGGAAAGTACGAGATAAGAAATGTAGTCCTGAAGAACAAGTTGCCGTTCGTCTGATGGGGTTAGACGAGGAAATAAAGGAAATTTGGGGTGAGCCTCCCTACGCAAACGGGTCAGGGTCTTTCTCGCATTCTTCAATAGATTCCTCGGGACGATATGTTGGCCGAGTCGTGGGTGTAGACGTAGGTGCAGATAAAGATCAAGTTGCAATAAGTGTGGCAGGAATTATGAAGATGACCCATTAAAGGAGGAATGATGAGAAAAAGCAGGAAAATAGTTTCCGGTAAAGCAATTCGTGAAGTGATTTACCAAGACGATATAACCATGGAGCAGATCGTTATATGCCTGTTCCTGCCTGCTATTGGGCTGATATACGGCTTTTGTTGGGTAGGGCAGGGTCGTGCGAAGGGAATGAAGGCATTGGTGCTCTCTGTCATGTCCTCCGTGATATGTGCTTTGTTGGCTCTTTTGTTGAAATGAGAGGTAAATAATGAACACTAAAGACATCCTCATCGAAAATGTACGTCTCAAAAGCATACTCAAGTTATCAGAGCCGGAACTCGTGGAACGTCTTAATGACATTAACAAATATATCGACGGATACCGGAAGTTCCTGACCGATCAGGTGTGGCAAATCCTGCGCCTCGAAGAGAGAAACGCTCGACTATTGACTACAATATCATACATGGAGGTAGAGAAAATGAACTCATGGGATTGGTTAAAAAAGGAAACGAAGTTCAAAGAAAAATGCTCGATAAAGAGCGAGCTGGTTACAGATTTGGCATCTTCTCAAGCATATTACAGAGGGCAGCGAGATGCCTACAAAGACTTTTTTCACGATGTCGAAAAAGCCTGCGCACTCCAGATAGTAGAAATCCAAGCAATAAAGAGAAAACTTCCCTACTGCGACATCGAAGGGTGCAACTGTAACGACAATGGTCCGCGTGCTGCAATAGATTCTATTCTCAGAACGATACGGCCCAAAGAAAAAGAAAAAGAAAAATAATATTTGTGTTGACACCTGACAAGATTTGCGGTAGACTTGATTCCATGAGGGACGCGAAGACACCACTTACTAAAAAATATTCCGGAAAAAAACAGTCGTAGGCTCCTGCCAATTCGCGTTGCTCAGGCTTACGGCTGTTTTTTCCGGGATTTAAGAAAGAGGAAAGTAATGGCGCAAAAGAAACCTCGAAAGAGAATCTTCACGTTAAACAGTCCGAATGCCTTGCGAGTAGATGGAGAACTTGCAGTGGAAATCGGACTAAACCTGAGCATTGTTTTTCTGCAATTGGAGTTTTTAATTTCAATTTCCGATAACGAACGTGACGGGAAGATGTGGACATATCAGAGTACACGAGACCTGAAAGATAATTATTTTCCGTGGTGGTCCTTGATGACCATCAACCGCACCATACACAAATTGATCGAGAAAGATTTGATAATCATCGGGAATTTCAACAAGCAGAAATACGACAAGACTCGATGGTTTACTCTTAATTTCGATGGGATTGATCAATTAAAATCCCTAAAAGTTGCAGGGTATGCTACACGGTCAGGTCTGGATGATACACTCTCAGGTCTGGATGATACACTCCCAGGTCTGGATGATACGACTATACCAGAGACTACAACAGAGACTACTCCAGAAAGAAAAACACTACCAGCGCCAAAGGCGCATGAGTCGGGAACCAGTACAAAAGACAAGAACAAAGACAAGAACAAAGACAAGAACAAAAACAAGAACAAAAACGAAAAATCCGAAGGTGTTCTTCTCTGTGGTAATTTTGTGATCGGCAAAGCGTTTTGGAGAAATACTGAGGAGAAGGAATGGAAAAGTGATCATGCGATTGCTTATTTCCATTACAAATTCAACGAGAAGTTCCCTGATGTTCCTCTTGTACCCGCTCGTCCAAAAGATTTTGCACAAATGAAGAACCGTCTTGACTCTCTTGGAGATGAGCGATACATGATGAAACACGCTATTGATTACTTGTTTGACCGCTGGGAATATTTCGAGAAGTCATTCAAATGGGACAGCCCTTATCCGAAACTCGTCTTAGTGTGGCATCGTGCTTGGTTCGAGTCTATAACAGGGAAACGTGCCAAAGACTCTGGTTGCCGATATGATGCCAAACAAGCCGATGATTGTCCGGACAGTGGTTGGGGAGAGGAGTAGGTGATTGTTTTGATGTGGGCTGATAATTTATTAAGGGGAAAAGTATGACAAAGAAAAAGCAGGAACGAACAGTCGGGAATCAAAAATCCTTTTTGAAAGTATTCACCAGCGAATTTGAACACTTGGGCCTTCACGCTGCTATCATGCGAAGCTGTCAAATAACGGGAGTTGCTCGCAGAACCTACTATCACTGGAGCGAGACCGATGAAGACTTCGCAGAGAAGATCGAAGGAATCGTTGTGGGTCACGATACTGTGGAGAAAGTCGAAGCATCCCTGCTTCGGGCTGCTCTTGCTGGAGATACTCAAGCGATGATTCATTGGCTGGGACGGGAGAAAGATAGCGGAAAAAGAAGCGAACGTCGCCGAGAAGTTTTGATTGGTGAGATTGAAAAACTGAATCAGACTGTTCGAACGGTTCTCAGGTTACTTCAAGAAGTCCACGAGGAGTCAGTGAAATCTGTCGCTGCTGTGACTGATGTGGAAGAAGTAGCCCCACCAGCCAAGTTTTAACTTTCAATGCGTTTAAGGGGCCATTATGAACTTTTTGGGAGGAAAGAGATTATGGAACTGATAAGGTGTTCAAAATGTGAAGTACCGAAAACGCCGGAAGATTTTTCTCCGGACTCACGCAGACGTACTGGAAGGGCAAGCATGTGTAAAAGTTGTCGTGCTGAACTGCAAAGACTTCGTTACCATGAAGATCCCTCTGCGGACAAGAAGAAATCTCACGAGTGGAAACGAGCGAATCCTGAGAAGTCGAGAGAGCATAATCGAGAATACTACCTCCGGAACGCGGAAGAGTGTAAAGCCTTGAGGCGTGAGCGTCGTGAACAATATCCTGAGAGACTGTTGGCTCAGAATGAACTTGCTCGGGCGATAAGGAAAGGCAAGGTTATCCGCCCTGATGAATGCGAAGAGTGCGGTCGTCACAAAGATGTATGTGGATTGCTTGATGGACATCATGGAGATTATTCAAAGGCTCTCGATGTTGAATGGCTGTGTCGATCATGTCATAATTTACTGCACAGGAGAATGAACAAAACAGTGGTACTTCAGCATTGACGGTGAGCACCATGGTGCAACTTTTGGGAGTAGGCAGAATGAAGAAACCGAAGTACAAATGGATCAAAGGAGCTCATCAGAGACTTTAGTGTCAACGACAACGGATGAAATGCGTGACGCATGGATGAAATATACTGAGTAAGAATGGACTAAATATCACGAGGTTATAGAGAAGGATGAAGCATGAGAGACCACGTTAAGAAAATACAGACTGTTCCGAAACTGCGCCCGATCTGGATTCCGGTAGAGTGTATGCGATGTCACCAGATCACATCTGCTATGGAGAAGTATTGCCGGACGTGCGGAATCAACATGAAAGAAAATGTGTTTACCAAGGAGAAGGCATGAATTTAACCAGGGATGGTCTGCCAATTAGAGATCGGGAAAAGCTCTTTACTACTGCTGAAGGCCGGGTCGCGGCAAAACTCATGGGGATACGGGATAGCAAATACCCGACATTCGATTTTGATAAGATTCCTTCGGTCCCGAGTGAGGGGAGCGGAAGATATTCTACAATCATCAGTAACCAGGGTTGGGGGGATCGCCAGCTAACTCCTCTTATCATTGATGAAGCATCTGATGTTTGAGAACTCAGGGCTGTCTGATTTGATTGCAACTAAACCCAAACACGCAAGGGACGTATGGGCATGGTATAATCGAAAAATTAAAGAAGCAGAAGAATCAGGTAATCCATTGACTAAGGAGAAAAGAGCACAATACAAAAGAGTAGCGCGAGGGTTTCTTGCTTATGTTCCTCCGGGCTGGTATATAGCGAGAAAATGGTGAGCACCAATTGCAACTTTTACTTGAAAGGAAAGCGATGTTTCGATTCTTAATGAATAATCCTCCTTATGTGGTCTGTGAGAATTGCGGTATTCGATGGGTACAGGAAGATATTCGGATGAAGCTCAAGGGATTAACGGGTTTTCCTGTGGCTGTGAATGCGTTAAAATGTTCAGAGTGTGGTTGCACAAATTCAAGTCTTGATTTTAGTGATGTACGAATTTCAATTGAAGAAACAGAGGAAGGAGCAGGTGATGATGATTAAGGCTGTTGCCGATGATATTCTGGAAAAGCTCGGCAAGGAGTTTTACGAATTGGATTCTTTCGGTCTGATTGAGTTCCTTGTGATTTTTGAGAACAAGATACGGGAAGTCAGTGGCTGTGATATTAACTTCGTTGATGCGATGAGCGGAGGGAATTTCGTTGTGTTGGACGATATTGTCCAGTTTACTGCCATAAAGATTACAAAGAAGATGGCTATCGTTGATCTCGATAACACGCTATGGGAGGGAATTGTCGGAGATGTGGGATGGGAGAACATCAAACCGAATGTAGAGATTCAGACGATGCTGAAGCAAATGAAAGAAGCAGGAATGTTGTTGGCAATCTGCTCCAAAAATGAAGAAGATGCGGCGTTGGATGCTATCGAGAAACATCCTGACATGATTCTACGTATGGAAGATTTCGTTTCCTACCGGATCAACCGGGCTGATAAGCCTTCCAATATTAAAGCGATCTCTTTCGAAACAGGAATAGCACTGGATTTTATTGTTTTTATTGATGATGAATTGCGCGAGCGGGAGGCAGTAAAGGAAATCTTGCCCGACGTTCTCGTACCGGATTGGCCTTGCAACATGCAGTTCTTCGTGGGATCTCCAACAGAGGAAGACGTGAAAAGGACAGAGTTGTATCGGGACGAATTTAAGCGTGTAAGATCAGCAAAGAAGTCTGATGATTATACGGCTTGGCTGGTGGGACTGGAGCAGATAGTCACAGTTGAGATGGTAACTGCCGACAATGAAGCGCGGGTAAGGCAGTTGCTCAACAAGAGTAATCAGATGAATCTGCGCACACGTCGTCCTTCAATGAGTGACCCGCTGTTTAATACTTTCGCCTTATCTGTCAAAGACCGCTTCGGAGATTGCGGGATTGTCGGAATCCTTGGTTTTGAAGGAGGGCATGTGCGCGATTTCGTTTTGTCTTGCAGAGTAATGGGTCGTGGGATCGAACAGGCGATGTGCGCAGTGATTGGTCATTATGCTACCTTAACCCAAGTTGACCGAATCTACGCAGAGTATCTCCCGACTAATAAGAACTGGCCTTGCTCGGAGTTTTTCCGGGAAGAAGGATTCTATCTGGACAAAAAGGGATACGTCATTCCTGCTCTTTGTCCGGTCATGCCTGAAGGAATTGGGATTCAATATAATTTGACAAAAGGGGGTAAGTCCGATGAAGTATAGATTCTGCAAAAAAGATGAGATCGAAGAGGTGATGAAGTTCATCCATGACAATTGGAAGAATGATCACATCCTTGCGCGAAACCAGACTTTGATGGATTGGCAGTATTGGAATGAAAAGGAGGGCCGGTACAACTTCGTGTTAGCGAGAGACTATGGGATTTTAGTTGGGGTGCTTGGATACATTCGATGCAGCGATGTCATCTGGTTAGCGTTGTGGAAAAGTATCGGGTTTGCCGGTACAGGAATCCAGATGGTGAGATTTGTGGAGGACAATGAGAAGTACACGTACATCGGCTCGATAGGCATAAATGAAAAAGTCGAGCGAATATACGAAGCGATGGGGTATAGTTGCGGAGTCATGGATCAGTTCTATGTTCTCCCCGATATATCTCGTGGTGGTTCCGGAATCAAAAGTTCCAGAATTAAAAGTCTCGGGCCTCTGTCTGACGATCCCATCTTGGACAAGGAAGGTCAGAGCTGGAAGCCCGAGGAGTATCTGAACTGGCGTTATAAAGATCATCCACTTTATGACTACTGGGTGTGTGAGTTTTGGGATGGTACTTTGATACTCCGGATGGATGTGGTTCCTGAGTGTCGTGCTTGTCGCATAGTTGATTGGTGGGGAAGTCCGGGGAATCCGCAGTTGCATCAATATCTGATTAACTACTTCGGCGTGGATCACATTGACTGCTATTCGGCTGGTGTTCCTGATTCCGAATTTGAAAAAGCTGGCTTTAAGAAACTTGATCCGTTAGGAGACGTGATAATACCGAATTACTTCGCTCCGTATCATCACGGGAATATCGAGATAAGATACTGTTTCAAGACGGATAACTTAGGTAAGTTCAAAGTAGTCAAAAGCGACGGCGATATGGACCGCCCAAGTTAGTTAGAGGGGGATTTATGAAGAATGTAATAGTGGGCTCAGTAGTTCAGTTTGAGTGGGAAGGCGAACTGCACATAGCGCGAGTCACCAGTGTCAACCATGAGAGAGGAATAGTGCGTTTCAAATGTGCAGGATGGGAGGCGGACATACTGATGAGGGATGTATTTGAAGTATCGAGGGAAGCAGTAGTAGCGGCTATTTTGTCGGGTACTCTTCCTTCGGGACTTGGGAGGAACATACGATGTCTTACGGCATAATGCTTCACCAGATGCACGATGATCAGCATCCTGAATATCAGGGCAGTTCATCGTCTCAACGTCTGCACGACATCATAGACCACTACGGCGACCGGTTGAGATCGGCGAGTGAGTTTCTTGAAAGGGCGAAGTGCAGACAACTGGATGATACAGATGTTGTTCTCACATTCGATGATCGTCTCCGCAGTCAATTCGATGTGGCTTTCCCCGTCTTGAACGAGAGAGGCGTGACGGCATTTTTCTTTGTATCGACGAGACTGCCAATCTGGGAGACAGTGTTCTGGGATTTCCGGGCGAGGTGTTACCCGGATTCGGTCGATGAATTCTATGAAGACTTCGACCCGTGGATTCTCAAAGGAGGGAAAAAATATGATGGATTGGCTGGTTACTTGAAAGAGTACGATTTCTACACAGCAGCGGATAGGCGGTTCCGATTCTTGAGAGACTGCGTGTGTAATTTCGAAGACTACCGACGCAGGATGCTTTCGCTGATATACCTAAATGGATTTGAATTGAGTTTCGATCAGTGGATTACGGATGTGCAGTTGCAGGCATTGAAATCCTGCGGTCACATCATTGGTTCCCACACGAGATCTCACTGTGGGTATTTCGATAATTTAAGCGTAGCCGAGCAGAGGGACGAGTGGAACTCAAGTAAGACTGATTCGGTTAGTTTGGATGTGGTAGCGTATCCATTCGGAAGAGGAGGTTCCCGAGGTTTGTCGGAAGATACGAAGATTGCCTTCAGGAGTCATTCCGGTTTTACAGACGGAGACCTCTTGAGTTTTCCCCGGAAAGACTGCGCCAATATTCTTTAGGAGTATGAAATGAAGGAATTCCGAGGTCGCAAATTAGGAACGACGAATCCTTTCAAAGCTCATTGGAAACCTTCATTGACTATTTGTCTTACTGATGGAAGAAAGATAAACGTCGATGATTACATAAAGAATCACCTCGATGAAGCTATTGAGATCATGTTAAAGGAGATACTATGAAGGTAATGGACAATAAAAGAGATATTTTCAGAGATCTGCATCTTCTACTTACCAAGCACGCAGAGCATGGAATGATAGAGGTCAGAAAGATTGTGGGTTTTGTAGTGGAAGAGCTTCACAAGCTCGACAAGAAGGAGAGGGAAATGGTAAGCAAGGAGAGAGAATGGGACGAGAGCTACGACCGTGGGGAGAATCACTGTCTCGAACCTGCTGAGGAATTAGTGCGGTTTGTTAATCGGTTCGGTTTGGTAGGGGGAGAAGGGAAGAGATGGCTGAGTCTTGGCTGCGGTACGGGAAGGCATGTGTACTATGGTGAGAGACTCGGGTATGATTCGCATGGTATCGACTTATCTACTGCTGCGGTAGAGAAGTCTGCTGAGTATTTTGCACCTGCTACTTCGGAAAAGATTCGACAGGGGGACATCACAAGTCTTCCTTATGATGACGATTCGTTTGACGTGATTGTGTCACATGGTGTACTTGATTCAATGCCGTGGGAGGACGCTAAGGTAGCTATGGATGAGGCTTGGCGCGTGCTGAAATCAGATGGATTTATGTACCTTGATCTGATAAATCAGGCAGTAGATAATAATGTGGATGGAGTTGTAACCTCTGACCACGAGAAGGGGACGATTCAAATATTCTACACGATGGAGAGAATTGACGATTTGCTGGGCGATAAGTGCATCGGACCGTTCGGAAGGTTCCATCAAATTACACTGATTTCTCATCAAAACATGTTATCTCCATCAGGAGAGTCCGCGAGATTCCATCTGGTTTTAGGGAAAGGTGCCTTATGCCCATCAAGATAACTGATACGCAAACTCTTCACGGTCCGAGTATCTCGGTAAACGACACCAGGCTTTGCTCTTCTTACGATCCTGTCGAGGAAGCGCGGAAGAGGTATAGTAGTATGGTTTGCGACAAGGACTCTCTGGTTCTCATTGGCTACGAGTTAGGCTATTTGGCTGATGAGATGATTGAGAATCTCTTACCGTTTCAGCACTTACTGATCATTGAAAAGAACAAGGAGATAATAGATGCGGCTAAGCGGTTAAGGAAAGAGACTCTGATGAAGCACTTGGTTGACACGAGAGTGTCGTTCTTCATCGGCAGTGATTTTCAGAGGATTTCTGATGCTGTGTTCAAGTGGTACTATAATGTGCTTCCTTCTGAAATAGATATATTTCAACATGTCGCAAGTAGGAAATTGAACCATGATATTGACAAGGAGTGGACGAACGAACCACAGTGGAACGACATTGTGATCGAGGAGTTCCGGACGGCGGCGAACAGGTATCGTGTGAACATATCGACAGACCGGAAGCACGGTGTATTGTTCCAGAAAAACACGATTCTCAATATCCCGTCGATGATGGATTCGCGTGACGCAGGAGATTTGCGTGGGATAATGAAGGGGATACCCGCTCTGATAGTTAGCGCGGGTCCGAGTCTGAGTCAGAATATTGAGCAGGCAAAGCATCATCAAGGCGTGATTATCTGTGTGGACTCTGCTCTTCCTGTGCTCCGGAAGAACGGAATCACTCCTCACTTCGTATGCAGTATCGACGCGATCTCCACGAAAATTGAATCTCTCAAGGGAGGAACGGAGAATCTGATCTGGCATTCAAACTGTCATCCTGGCATACCTGAATGTTGGAAAGGGCAGAAGTGGGGGATAGGAACGGAAGCTCCGATAGCGTTGTGGATTTCTCAATACTTGAATAGACCTGCTGATGTGAAACCACAGAGTAAAGGTCTGTTTGAGTTCTGGCCGGATGACATATACTCCGCAGTCGATTCACGTAAGGGCGGACCGATAGATTGGGGAGGATTATACGAAGGCTTTCCTGAATGTCTTACGGTAGCTCATGCAGCATTTCACTCTGCTGTTCTCATGGAATGTGACCCGATAATCTTCATCGGTCAAGATCTGGCTCTCGGGGGAATACCTGTTGAACTTATCGAAGAATTCGAACGGTGTCCCGATGAAGGTATTTCCGGAAAAGAAGCAGATGAACTGTTAGAGAGGTTAGGATGTCAAGTGTCTGCTCTCAAGGTTCATGCTGATGGTGTGGCAAATTCATGGGGCGCGGGATATACAGAACAGACTGTGATTGCGGAGATGGTGAAACCGAAGGACAAGCGGGGGATGATGGTTGTTGATGGATGGCACGACGACAAAGTTCTGACACTTCGGAACCTTGCTGCTTTCATAAAGACGTTCGAAGTCGAGATGGAGAAAGCCGGTGTGGATGTCATTGACGCGACTGAGGGAGGTGCGCGGATAGAAGGTACGAAGAGGATGACGCTCATTGATGCGGTAAGACCGTTCGAGGCTGTCGATGTGGAGAAGAGGATTGCCGAAGCGCGTAGCTTGCCGACTCAAGAGTCAGACATCTACGAAGCGGTAAAGAATCTTATCAAGGCTTTGGATCAGAAGATCAACTATTTGGGTCGCGGGATAAAAACGATTGAGAAAATCCATGAGTTGATTTCACAGGAGAAGGGAGACGGGAAGGAGATGGGAAACGGATTAAGGAATGAACTGAGAAATCTTGAACAGGATCAGATGATGTATTACCGACATACGTATCAAGATAAAGGATTTAAGATGTTGGTGATTCAGACTTTACTTCATGCTCGTATGGAACTGAGGAGGATGGAGAAGCTGGGAAGAGAGGAACCCGACAAAAAGAAGAAGTCAATCCTTCAAAGTAAACGAGTCCATTATCTCTTCTCCAGTGCGAAAGAATCAGCAGAGTCATTGGTCAAGAGTTTGAGAATTTTGGAGAAATCGTGAGAGAGAATCGAATTTCTTTGCTCATTGCCATGAATAACAAGGTCTGTGAAAAATGTGAGTCGCAAGGGTTGTGGGATATTTACGCAACCCGTGGCCGTGTGAGGTACTGCAAGTGTTGTGCTTGCGGTCACAACTCTAAAATAATTCCCGAAAACCCTACCGAGATTAGTCACTCCAAATAAAATCGTTACCAGCTCGTAGTAACAACCCCATTGATACTTTTTTTCCTATGCTGTATTATCAGGTCGTATGACGGATGAATTAAAACCTGGCCGCAAAGGAGAATAAAGATGTCAATCATAGATGCTGCTGGTCACGGTCAGCGAATCGTTGGCGGAGAGTCAGGAGCTTACTGGCTCGTAGTGAATCCGGATGGTTCAATAAATGTTCAACCTGCTGGTTCCGGAGACCTGGATTCAGGGAATCTGCATCGGTGGTCGAAAGAGTATACTGGCGGTACGGCAGCGGATGAGAGAGAACTCTTCATCAGGGTCGTAGGCAGTGTGTCTTACCACATGACTCCTTCCTGTACGGTTGATAAGGGCGTGAGTATAACAGTCCACAAAGATCCGACGACTTCGGGATCGGGAACGTTCTTACAAGGAAGAAACCTCAAAGGTAATGGAACTGATCTCGGGTCAGGCGGGACGGAATCAGTTGTCGTTCGCCACACTCCGACGATTTCAGATGATGGAGATACGCTCGATGGTTACTTGGTAGGAACTTCGTGGGGCGATGGAGCAGGTGAGAATGAGGTTCCGAGCGGGCATATATTCTTGCTGACGTGCGGAACATATCTGGTCAAACAAACTCTGTTGGAAGATACGACTCGTAGTTGGTTTGGTCTGAAAATGGATCCTTTGACTGTGTAATATAGGAGAAACAAAATGGGTGCGCAATCGAGAAAAGTAACCGTTACTGATTCGGCTGATGAAACTCTTGGTTTGAAGATTGCTTCCGGCGCTCTTGTGATGAGAATCGGGGATAAAGACGACAGGTCGTTAATGGTTACTGTCGAGGACGCAGCTTCATTTACTAAGATACGAGACGATGAAGGAAATGATAGAGGATTAAAAATAGATGCTGATGGTCAACCGAGCGTAAAGATTAGTGATGGAACTGATACAAGTGAGTTTCTTGATGGCAGAGTAGAAGTTGCTACGTATCCTTTTGCTCAGACATTAGCAGAGGGCGCAGTAACATACGGTTCTTCAGAGTTCTTATGTGGCGTTGCTGCTGCGATTCCTGCAACTACAATTACTGTATGGAGTCAGAACACAGTTTATAACTATCTTGCTTCTGGTGCTACATTGTATGTATCCAGTTCTGATGATACGGATTCAAGTGAGTGGACAGTAGTTGGTCTTGACGAGAATTGGGAAGCACAGACACAGACTGTAACTTTGAGTGGTAGGACGAAAACAGAAGTAGGAACTGGTAAATTATGGTGGAGAGTAAACTGCTTCTATAACTCTGGTACTTCTGATAATGCAGGAATTGTATATGCTTATGAGAATGATACCATTACTGCTGGAGTTCCAGATACTGATGCTAAGGTAAAGGCTCTTGCTAATATAGGAGCAAATCATGGTTGTGGAGCTATATATTCAGTTGCAGATGGTTCTACTTTTTATATGATGGACCTTGTAATATCGGAAGTTGCGGCTAAGAACACAGTATTTATGATTGCTATTCGTGAATTTGGTAAGACGTTTGTTACTCATAAGGCATCGTACTTGAGGAGTGGGTCGCAGCAGATTACATTAGCTATACCGTTTAAGGTTTCAGCTAAGAGTGACATAGAGATTCGTGCAAGAGCGACAGGCGCGGCGGGTATTGGTGGTGCAAGTTTCATGGGTTATCTACAAGGAACATAATAGTATGGCGAGAAAAACCAAGTTCACCCCGATAAGAAGAGATAAGTATCTGAAGCTGTTACGCGCAGGTCAGGGAAGAAGCGTATCGGCGGCGGGAGTAGGACTGGATCGTCATACTATACAGAAGTTCAAAGAGAAGAATGAAGAATACGCGGATGAATGTGAACAGGCGGAACTCGATGCTATCGGTAAGGTAGAATCTCTCTTGATGAAGAACTGCGAGAAGGGGAAGGAAGCATCAATATTCTTCTTCCTCTGTAACAAGGACCGGGAACACTGGCAGCACAGACAGAAGATCGACGCTGATGTGAAGGCAGAGGTAAAGACTCAGACCACATACGATGTATCCTGGGGAGCACGGTTGGCGGAGGAACAAGAGAAAGAAGGGGAAGATAAGTAATAAGATCACTATCTCTGTGGACTTCAATCCACACAAAGCACAACAGGAATTGATAACTTGTCCGGCTCGCTTCCAAGTCGTATGTTGTGGAAGGCGCTGGGGCAAGACTCTTTACGCATTGAACAAGCTCTTTAAGGCGGGGATGGAAAAGCCGGGACAGTATTGGTTTACAGCCCCAACGTATAAGATCGGAATCAAACCCAAGTGGGATGCTTTTACTCATGTATTCAGAGACTTCATCGAGTACAAGAATGAATCTGACTTGCGTTGTCGTCTGGTCTCTGGAGCGCGGATAGACTGGTTATCTCTTGAGCAGTACGATAATATCCGTGGAGAAGGTCTCATGGGTCTTATCATGGATGAGGCAGCACAGGTGCATCCGGAAGCATGGTCGTCTGTTCTACGTCCTTCCTTAATGGATAGGCGGGGATGGGCATTGTTCATTAGCACACCAAAGGCGCGTAACTGGTTCTGGAAGTTATTCCGCAGAGGAGTATCAGATAAGAAGAAGGATGTGAACTACAAGGCATTTCGGTTCCCATCGTGGAGCAACCCTTATCTGTACCAGTCGGAGATTGACGATATTGCGGAAGACTTGACCGAAACTCTATACCGGCAAGAGATTGGAGCGGAGTTCCTTGAAGATGAATTGGCGGCGATTAAGAATGTAGACGCTCTTTCCATAGCACCACAAGAAGAGCTGCCGCATATCAATAAGATGTATATAGCTGGTGTGGACTTGGCGCGTAAGAAAGACTGGACTGTCATAAGCGTGTTTGATGTATCAGGAGTCTTTCCAGTCGAAGTTGCATTGTGGCGAGCGAACAAAGTATCATGGGATGAGATTCTTAATATGGTCGCAAGAGTGTGTAAACAATGGAGATGCAAGGCTATTGTAGATGCGACCGGGATTGGTGACATAGCGTGCAGTGAGCTGCGGAAGAAGGGCGTGAGATTAGAAGAGTTCATGTTCAACGAGCAATCGAAGCGGAATCTTATCGACAACATGATTATCCGGTTCGACAATAAGGCGGTGAATATACTCAAGCATGACATCGCTAATGACGAGATGAAGGCATTCGAGATGACGACAAGCCGTACAGGTAAAGTGAGTTACAATGCTCCTCATGGCGATCACGATGACTGTGTGATTGCGAGGGCATTAGCTTTGTGGGAATCGAGAGCAGGTAGAGTACAGTCTACTGCTATCATGCCGGACCCTCCGCAATTCGCTATGGAGAAAGGATTTTGGGGATAGCATGAAAAAATGCACAAAAGAACAAAAGGAAACACGGCGTCTCGCGCAGATAAGAGCAGACAGAAAGTGGGCGAGGTGGCAAGAAGGTGCGGTAGAACGAGAAGAGAAGAAGGTAGAACGAGAAGAGAAGAAGAGGGAGATTGCAAGAGGAATCAGAGTAAGGAAAAGGATCAGAGAGAGACAGAAGAAAAGACAAGAGAATGGATTATGCAGATGTGGTTATCCTTTGTTGACTTTTGATGATAGGAAATGTGGGGATTGTTGGTTTAAGGCATCAGCAAAGCGCCACCTTAAGGACGTGAACCGATGGGAAGAATTGAAGCAACTTGCGGAAGAACAAGATTATCGGTGTCCTTATTCTGGATTGCTTTTAATGCCTGGGAAGAATATGTCATTAGACCATATAATGCCTAAGTCAAAGTTTCCAGAACTGGCTATGGATATTGATAATTTGCAGTGGGTGGATACAACGATTAATACTATGAAGTGGGCTTCTGACAACAAGAAGTTCATTGACCTTTGTTGTAGAATAGCCGATTACTGCACAATAAGAGGATAAACATGAACGATCAACCTACATATAGTTCTTCTGAGGCGTCGGCTGCGGTTCTTCGCTCTCTTGAGAATGACTACAAAGACATCATTAAGAGCAGGAAGCATATCTTTGGTTCGTGGGATATGGCTCCTGAAGACCCATCGTTTGCTCTCCGTAAAGATCCACAGGCATACATTAAGATGCGTAAGTATCACATGATTTCCGCTGCTATGGACAGGAGAACTGACCCAGTAGCCGGAGCTGATTGGGATATTGTGGCTCAAGATGCGGAGGGAGAGAAGTATGTTGAGTGGGTGAGAGAGGCGATTAAGTCGATTCCGAACTTCACGCAGGTCCGTAAAAACATGTTAGAAGCCGTGTTCCAAGGCGTGTCGTTCAATGAGATTATCTGGCCGTGGACCGAAGTAAAGATGACTAACCCGATGAATCCCGAACAGACGAGTGTCTCTTATGAGATTCCTCCGTCCGGTCACATCATTCCGAAGTCGATTGAGTGGCGTCAAAAGGCGCTGTTCGATTTCAATAAAGACGGAGAGTTGGTCTTAAAAGGTGAGAAGTACAGCTTCAACAAAGGCACGGGAGTAACGATAGCCAAGAATCACTACCTTGTTCATACGTATGGAGTCCAAGAATCCACTTCTTCGATTCAGATATACAATCACTTATGGGGCCAAGGAGAGGCTGATGTCTTGTACTGGCCGTTCTACTGGTGCAGCATGGCTCTTAAGCGCCTGATGATTATCTTGGACCGTTCGGGTTTGATTCCGGAAATAGAGATGTCGGACGGAGCGAACCAGACAGACATCTCAAATGCTATCAGAATGTTGACTAATTTCTCAGCAGCCGGAGCCATCGCTAAGCCTGCGAACATGAAGATCAATTACCGTGATGTTGCGCCGAATGCTTACGATACTTTCCAGTCATTCATCAGGTACATTGATGACGCGATTGCCAAGATTGTACTTGGTGCTCCGCTGTCAATCAACGTGCCGGAAGGAAATGCTTCTCGTGCGATGGCATCTGTTCAACTCGATCCGTTCTCTGATAAACTGAATCGTGACTCGGGATCGCTTGATGAGACATTGGCGGAACAGCTTATCAAAGCTCTTCTGCGGTTCAATTTCCTTGGTGATAGGGTCGATCATCCTGACTTCAAGAACCTCTTATTCGTTTCCGATCCTCGGCATCCGGAACCGAAAGACGCAGTATTCGGCAGATGGATACAGGCATCAGCAATCAAACCTGTCTCCAAACAAGCCATAGAAGAGAAGTTCGGTATCATTTTCAGTAAGGGCGAGGATGATAACTTTGGTGGACCGCAGCCGGGTATGGGCATGGGAGAGCCGGTAACGCCCGATATGAGCATGGGAACAGATCAACCTGATTTCCCTCAAGGACCGGATTATTATAGTGAACAGGGAGATAAGGACGCCATACAGCAAGTAAAGCAGGTTGATAGTGTATTCGATGCGTCATTGAAAGAGGGACGGCAAGAACTTAATAAGCTGTTTGGACGCATGTCAAAAAAAAAACGCCCGTATTCGTAGAGGACTATTGGTCTGACGAAGAGATGTTTCCCTTTGTTCAGGCGATAGCCACGTCAATGACATGGGCTGATATGTCCGGAAGGGCAAGGATTTATGACGACGCAAGGAAAGCAGGGACGAAGTTACCGAGCAAGGAGCAATTACAAACATTTGCTGATAAGAATAATCTCACGTTGCCTGACGTAACACCGGATGGGGCAATAAAGTATTGGGGAGAACGAGTACCATATCTGAAGACAGACCCGTATTTGAACTCAGCGGGTGATTTATATACGAAACGCGCTTGGACAGTTGCAAAAGTATTCAGGCAGAATTTGGTCGAGCAGATTGGCGGACACGTAAATAAGGCATTAACCGAAGGAATGCAGCAAAAGGATTTCGTTAAGATGATAAATACACTGTTACGCGACATGGCGCACGACGAACTGCAACCCGCTCATTTGGAGACGGTGTTCCGGAATAATGTGCAAACTGCGTACAGTGCTGGGATGCACCGAGAGATGGATAATCCTCTGATGCGTGAAGAGTTCCCGGCGTATGAGTATTTCAATGTCGGAGATGAGCGGTCAAGACCGAACCACAAGAAGATGAGCGGAGTATGGGCACCGAAAGATCATGCTGTGTGGGATTCTTGGTGGCCTCCGAATGGTCATAATTGCCGATGCACGATAAGAGCGATTCACAGAGATGAGATGAAACGACGTGGATTGGACAAGAGAACACCGGTAATTCCGGATGTCCATCCTGATCCCGGATTTGCGGGGAACGCCGGCAAACAGATATATCGTGGGTTTTGACATGACAGTTTGGAAAGGAGTTTAATATGGCATTCAAAGAAGGCAGCGAGTGGATTGAGTATAAAGATCCTAACGGAAAGCCGAAGTGGAAGAGACGCTTGGAAGACAATCGGTACTTCCGCACCACCGAGAACCCGAATGATCCTGTCGAAGCGGAAAATTTCGATGAGTTCCTCGTTGTCGATGATGATTAAGGAACTCACCAAGTACAAATGGGCGGCACGTTGCGAGGATTGTGGTCACGTTATTATGACGTGTTACATGGAAATGACCGAAGAAGAATGGATCGGTCCTTGCAGCCAATGCCACGGAAAATGCTTGATACGTAAGGAGATAGACGAATCGAATTTATGAATGATGAACTTGAACTCGTAAGGAGAGGGTAATGGCAAGTTGGCAACCGTATAGAAGGCGTGACGGGTCACAGGGCTACCGTAAGGGAGCAAAGGGGAGTTATACCTACGCTCCTCGTGGTTTCAACCCGAATAAGAAAGTGAGAAGTCCGTTAGCTGCCAAGGTACGGTCTAATTTGCGTGAGGATGCTGAAGTGACGTTCCCACGATTCGAAGGTAAGATGAAGGGATTGTCGGACAGAGCCGTAGCGGAATTGGCTACGGTTGATCCGATTGGCGGCAAAGGGTCTGATAATACTTCTGGTCTACTTACTCGATTAAAGAACATGTTCAACAATATGGTGAGCGAAGGGGAAGCGGAAGAGGAAAAACTTATGAAAGAGTCACCCGATACAGGATGGTTCTCTGATTCTGATGGGAATCTTCACATGTTCGCTCAAGGCGGCTGGAAACAATATAAGCGCCGTGATGGTGGTATGGGATGGAAAAGAGGAACAGGGAAGGATACTGACTACAAAACTGACGCTGAGTACAAGGCGATGCAAGCGGCAGAGAAGAAATTACAGAAAAGCGAAGGCCCGGAAGGAGCGGCAAGAGAAAGAGCAATGAAGAAGAGGATAGGGAAGAGCGTCAAGAAGAGGAAAGAGTCGGAAAAGAAACCAGAAGATAAGCTCAAAATCGGAGAAGGTGCCAGAGCCAAAGACCTTAATGATCGTCTGGATAAGCTGAAGACCGGAAATACGAACAAGGTAAAAACCGGTTCTGTGGACAAAGCGCAAGCCCGGAAAGATCTGAGTAGGGAAGAAAACGTAGCTCGTAGGTTGATGGGTAAGCAAGTCAAGAAGCGTAAGCAAGTCAAGAAGCCTTCATTAAAAGGTGAACTTGGATTGAAGGGTAAACAGCTTGCCGGAGCCAGA